CCAACAGCAGTTGAACCAGAAGTAACGTAAGAAGTACCACCGCCTTTTGTGTGCGTAGTAATACCAGCCGATTCTTTAATCATGATGCCTTGCAAATCAAGCAAAGTACCTTGGCGGAGTAACGCTTCATTTCCTGAAGTGTTAACTTGTTGAAGTGTTGCAAGGTTGCGTAATTTAACGCCAGCCGCTGTGTTCATCACTAAGCTGATTTGGTTATCAGTAGGGCAGCCGTTATCAACTAAGATTTGACGCACTTGCGCAATAGTGTCGAAGTTAGACGCGAATGGTGTAGTGCCAGCTGAACCTACAGCGCGTGATGCGCCTTTGTAAGCAGCTGAGAATAAATCTTGCTCAATTTTGTTGCACAATGCGCGGATTGCTTGGGCAATTTGATCGCCATAAATGGTTTCATATCCAGCACCATTGTTGACGTGTTTAATATCTTCACCCGTCCAAGGAATCTGAACAGACGCATAAGAATCAAGCGTCATTGTTTTGTTGTCAACGGTTTGATCTGTACCTTCAGGAATTGTCATTGAAGGCGCAAATGAAGTGTTAACGCTTGGTGTGCGAGTAAATGCCGCACGGATTGTGTCGCCTTTTGCAGCGCGGATTGTTGCATCACCATTGATGGTAGATGAAGGGATAAAACCAACTAATTCACGACCGACTACATCTGCCGCTTTGTAAATGTCTGCTGCTAATTGCGATAAGGTATTTGCCATCTTGATTGCCTTCTAAAATAAAAATAAATATTAGACGGCAATCGAGACAGGATAAAAACTAATCTGTAACTTTGCCGCCACTTTTTGCAAAACTTGCCCGCTCTGGGTGTGACATATTGTCAAACGTTGAACGGCTTACAACTTGTTGCCCAGTGCTACCACTACCACCACTTGCGCCACCACCATTATTTTGTGGTGCTGCAATATAATGTTTGCCGTCATCACTGGTCGCCCATTCTGTTACGAACGCGCTTAAATCTTTGTCGCCTATAACTGCCTTGCGTGTGTCGCCATCAATAGCAATTTTCGCCTGTGATGATAACATAGCTTTGACCGCAGGTAAAAATGGTGTGGCAACACCAGCCTTAACTAATGCGTCTGTCAAACCATTATCTAAAAGCAATTTAGATGTAAAACCACTTTCTGAATCTAATGCGGCTTTAGTTTGCTCAAATGCTTTTTGCTGATCTTTGATTGTTTTTTGTGATGCCGTTAGATTGTTTTCTAACTCATCAATTTTATTTTGTAGTTTATCCAATTCCGCTGGATCTATTTGCTTTCCTTTTCGTGCCTCTTTCAGCTCTGCTAAAAGTTCACCGTTTTTCTTTGCAAGTCCGATTGTTGCTTCATCAACTGCGGCTTTAATTTGCTCTGCAATACTTAATTCTTCTGACATATAACCCTCTGGGTTGTGGTTGACGGCTCTGCCATCGTTAATAAAATCTAAATTGCGTCTTTAATAATTTCAATCGCTGTATCTTGTGGGATTTCACGGATATTTTCAACGTGTTCTGCCGCACCGATAATGTCACCGTGTGAAATATCATCAACTGCACCTGTTGCTTCATCGACTGCTTTTTTAGCACCGTCTGAAACCTTATGAACAATATTATCAAAAAATGACATAAATATTTCCTTACAAATTAGGGTGTGCCGCTGATGAAAGGTGTAACACCAACGACACGAGAGTAAACACATGGCGAGTGTTTGTCGCATTTATACAGTATAAACAATAAAAATTCAATTTTCTTTATTTTTTAATTCATCAAGTGTGTAAGTATGACCGCTTGCATCAACAAACCTATCTAATGGCGTTCCATCACGAAATAATTGCGCTCGTGCTTTGCCTAGCACTTCATCTTGAAACGCCTCTGGTTTTTTCTTTAGCCACGTTTGATAAGTTTCGGTTTGCGCAACTTGCCCATCCATCGATGCGCGTGTGCGACCATCAGGGTTTTTAATCCCTAACGCTTGCCATGATTTTAAAACGCTGACCATTGCCGATCTGCATCTAAAATGCGCAGGAGGTCTAACGCCACTATCAAGCGGATAGACTTTACCGTCACGCGCTTGGCATATTGAAGTAGTCCGACCATCGAGTGTGCTTACCCACTGCAACCCACTAAACAAATCATTATTGTTTTGATAAAACTCATCACGCGCGGTATTAGTAGCGTGTGCCATTGCAGTTGATACTAATGCCTGCGTTTGACGTGCGTTTAATGCTATTACACCATCAGTGTATTGGAGTGCTTTTGTGCCGGTGATACGTTTAACCACGTCACTGTAAGATTGCCCTTCAACCAAGCCTATGCGCACCGCGTCTTGAATTCTTGCGTAGCTATCTGCGTCAAGTTTATCAATCCATTCTTTGATAATTTTACCCTGTAGCGGTTTTGATTCAACTGCAGCAAATAGCGTCACAGGTGCAACCGCTACCATATCAAGCACAACAGGCGTTGAATCATCAATGGCTTTAATTTGCCATTCTTGCTCATACTCTGCTGCGTCTTTCATGTTACTGATTAACTCTTTACCAGCTAAATCATAACCTTCATTTAAAATCGCCCGCACTGATTCTAACCGCGCGTCAATCTGCGGGATTGTCATTTGATTATCAAGGTCGAGCGTTTTTAATTGTTTTACTAAATCTTTTTCAACAACACGCAACAAGTCCATGACCTTTTTACTTGTTGATGAATAATATCGCTGCAAATAAATTTCATGTGCAATCGTTTTATCGCGCAGTTGCGTGTTAGCTGATTCTTCCATTACAACATCCCACCAGTTGCAGGCATAACTGCAATGCGCTCCATCTCATCGTCAAACGATACGTCCTGCATGATAATGTCACCAGCGACAAGATTGTCGAATAAAGTTTGATGCGAGATTGATCCGCTTTGCCAAGCCTTAACCAAACTATCCAAGTCCTGAGCTGTCATTGAGTTTGGAATAAAATCACGGTTTAACTCAATTTTAACATCACCATTCACGCCTGACCAATCGCGCAAATACTCCATGACGTGCGTTAATCCGATACTGATTGATTGTGAAATTGAAGCAAGTACACTGTTTTCACTTGAGCGGTGAATTGATGCAGTTTGCGCTGATTCTGCTGCGCGTTTTTCAGGTGCTAAAATACGCGCTCCAAGCGTTGCCATCATTGCCTCTTTTGATCGCAATGCCTCGCGCAATTCACCCAAACCTTGACCTGTAAATTCAAGATAAAATGCTTTTGATTGCGGGTCTGGCAATAACCATGCCGTTCCGCTACCGATACGAAGTGACGCGCTTTTATCGTCTGAATAATATCCAGTGACTACTGGTGTTGGTAGTCCAGTAAAGTGCAAGCCATGTTCATAATCGGCTGTGGTTCTGTAATGCGATAAATTCACGTCAACAAGATCAAGCAATGGCGGTTTATCTACGCAGGGTGAATTGTCACGCACGCCAAAAAACTCAAACGGGATTTTGTTAAGTGGTCGCCCGTTAATTTGTGGGTAAATTTCATCCACTAAAATAAACTCACCGCGTTTGTCTTTTCTGAAAACACGTTGACGATAAATGCCACCATCACCTAAATCAAGAACGCGCCATTGTGGTTCGCATTTAGATTCAAACTCATCAACTGCAATCTCGTTTTCTTCTTCAAGCACAACAAGCGTTAACTGTTCAACGTTGTTAATGCGCCCCGTTTTCCAGTTAATGATTGATTCGGCATTGTACATTGTTGCGTAAGGCCTTGCGCCTTGTGCCTGTGCTTGTGCAAGCGTTACCGCATTAACAATGGGTGGAAAATCGACAAGCACGGCACAACGTCCGATGGTGATGATTTCTTCGCTAATAATTTCAGCAAATTGATGCAACGATAACCCACCCATTGTCACGTCTGCAATAATATTATCCATTGCTGCAGGTGCTGTGATGACTTCGGGTTTAAGAAATATCATTCCCGTTAAGCCATCAATCGTTCTTGCTGTGGCGTTGTAATATAACGCGCGTTGTTTGTAAGCATAATATTCAGCGTCATTTTGACCGCTTAAGCGTGGAAGGTATTTAATACCTTCTTTGTGAATCTCGTCTTGACCTTCTGCTGCGTGTTCGCATCGTTCCCACTGCTCATAATATTCGTGATACTCGCTGTGTTTTGTATCGACTGCCATTTTTAAATTCCTGTAATTGCTGCAAATGTTGGTCTATTATTCACTAGCGGGTATCTATACGCAATAAAATAACCTGTTGCATCAACAACGTGGTCAAATCCACCAGCTTTGTCAGGCTCACCCGTTTTTGCATAGCATTGTTTTTCAAGTGATTCAACAAGCATCGGGCAATACTGCGCATTAACAAAATAACGTCTTGCGCCTAAATTGTGAATCATGGCGTTAACCGATAACACGCGATCTTTAATGAATGGGTTGCGTGAATTAACCAACACTTGCAACCCGTACGAGCGCAAAATGCTGTGATCTGATTCGCTTGCGTTGTTTGATTTTCGAGCGTTACCGCTTGCATCTGGATAAATTAAAATTCTGTGCGTTGGATACTTTTCTTTTAATAACCGCGCCATTGTTGGCGTATCGAACACGCCAGTGAGCTCATTAACAACATGAACGCTGTCACCGCGCAATACATGAATAACAGCAGACATATTGGAAACGTTAAAATCCAACCCAACATGCAAAACATCGTCTGAATTAATAACTTCAATGGATGAATTAAGATTTCTGTCAAACTCATGGTAGACGCTCCCAGCGTTAAGGTTTACAAATTCGCCATCAAGATACGCAGATAATTGTGCGCTTGAATAGGTTGCTTTAAGTTGCTTGATATAGCCATCGGGCAAATATGGATTGCTTGAAGTAGGTGCTTTAATTAACTCGTAGCCATCGCGTGGTTCTTTGCCCCACATTTCGTACATGAAAGCAAAGCCTTCAGGAGTTGATACTGCTGCAAGCGTGTTAGGCGAGTTGTCTGGTTTTCGTTCTCTAATCCGTCCAAGCATTTTAGTCCAAACCAGTTTGGCTTGGTCAACACGCAACGTATCGGCTTCATCGATTACCGCATCCGCTAATTGAAAACCAACCAAACGCTCTGGGTTGTCTGCTGATCTAAAAATAATCTGCGAATTGTTTTCGAGTTTGATAATTGCATCAGCTTTATTAAGATTATATTTAACTCCCCACTCATCAAGTATTTCTTGAAAGCGCGGGAAAGCAATCAATCGGATAAGATCATAAGTAGGCTCAACAAACCCAAAAGATAAACCATCGTATTTAAGTGCAAGCAAAGCCAATCGAATGACAGCGGCTTGTGACTTTCCCGCGCCATATCCCGCCACCATAGCAGGATGGATTGCTTCACTGAAAATGAAGTCCTCTTGTGGTTTAGTTAACTTAAGCCTAATCTTCACGCGCTGCTCGCTCAACCACAAATGTGTAACCTGTTTTTATAGTTGCTTCAACACGATCTGTTGATACGCCTGCTGCTTTACCTCTGGCAATTTCAGCCGTAATAGCCGCGTTAATTTGATTGTTTTTTACAGCAAGATTGCGCAACGTCATCAAGTCTTTTAAATGCGATTCAAGTGTAATGCCAACGGCTTCAATGATTGGTTTGCGTAGTTCATCAACCCTTGCTGAAATATTGCTGTCAGCCATAAGCCGTGAAGCATTAGCTTGTATTGTTTCAGGCTTAGTTGTTGGCTTTGTATCAAACGCCCCACGATAAGCATCAGCCTGTGTTTTGCCTTCTGCAACGAGTTGTGCAAAGCGTTCTTGTTTAGGTGTGAGAGCCATAATTATTATTCGTTTAATTTATATCCGTGGCCTATTAAAACCAAGTCTGGTCTAAAAGCTGGTTGGGTATTGATAGCCGGTTCAAAAGTAGCTAACGATTCATCTTGTGGCGTTCCTATAACATATTCGTATTTTAAAAATTTTTCAACCGACTTAACAATTAGCTCAACACCTAAACTCTGAAGCGAGTTTTCCCATAACGTTTTTTCTGTGTCGTCTGGACGGATAAAAACGTGCCGCTGTTCTATAATATCTCCGCCATCCATTTTATTGCTTAATTTATAAACAGTGCCTCCAGTCACTCTTTCACGCATTTTTAAAGCCCACCTAATTGCATCGCGCCCCCTATGAATAGGCAGCAAAGACGGATGATAGCCAATACCGCCATATTTTGCTTTTAACCGCGTTTTTTCGCCAATAAAATCATGAGAATGTGCCGCAATAATTAAATCGATATTTTCCGGCATTGTTGAAGCATTTAGCGTTCCAGACGGTATTAAACGAATAGAATGCAAATCTGCTTTTGCAGCAAGCCTGTCTGTTTTTTCTCCGCCAACTGGTGCAGCAATTGCGGAAACTTCAACGTTTTTTATTTTTAAAAGCGCATTAAAAACTTGCGCTCCAAAATGTTTTTGTCCGGCAAGTAATATTTTCATTTTTTAACGCCAAAGTATAAATCGTGCATTGTTGGCCTTTTTTTAAATTTTTTTATAAAAAATAAAGTTATTTTTTTAAACATTTGCAGCTGCCCTTGTCATTTTGTAGCCCTGCACCGCACGTAGATGCCCCCCATACCCAGTCGCGCAACCTTTTTTTCCTCGTAAAGATTTTTTAATTGAAGCCCCTGATTTGCCTTTATGACCTCCGCCTTGCATTTGAGATACTTGTAGCCATCTTTTATCGCGCCTAAGTGCCGCGCATAACGCTGGGTGCGAGGTGTGAAAGTAAACAGCTTTTGTGCGATCGTGATATTTATTTGCCTCAGTAAACTGAAGCCTACATACCTCGTTTAAAAATTTCATTCCTACGCCAGCTCCTTGCCATTCTGGCATGACAACCATTCTACACGCCCTCATTCCGCCAATTTCGAGTCTAGGTGAGCAAGCAATGTGGCAAACCGCCTCACCATTTACAAAACCAACATAATAATTTGCCGCTACCATCAACGGTAATTTTAAATAATGATGCGGCTCAAACATTCTCCAATACGATGAGTCTGTCTTGAGAATCTCAAGCTCAAATTTTGGCCTTTGCCAAAGATCCCCCCTAGCAAGCTCGCCAGTATGAGTATCAAAAACCCAATCAGGTTCAACCCAGTCTAAAATATCATAATGGCAAGATAGCAAAATAGCCTGCCCATTTCCGCGCTTAAACGATTTGCTAAATGCTGACGCGCCTATTTTTGCAATTTGCCTATCAACCACAGACGTAAATTCGTCAATAATAACCCTGTCGTGTTGCTCGGCAATAACACGAGCAAGCCCCGCTCTAAACTTTTCACCGTTTGACAGCGCGTGAAATGGTCTAAGCCATGCCGGAACAGACCCTAAGCCAACAGACGCAAGCGACCCTGCTACATCATCAAAATTTCCATCTTTTGCAATACAGTCAATAATTGGCTTATTTTTTTCCCATCCTAAATCTCCGTCATAAATGCCAACGTCCTGCCAAATCGCCCTGCCAATACTGGTTTTTCCAGAACCAGACGCGCCTACAATAACGCCTATTTTCCAGTTGTTGTCTTCTAAAGGAATATCCGCGTCAAGGTTAAAGTTTGCCCCGCTTTCACAATTAAATAACGACTTTACTCGCGCTGCACGGTACGAATTAAACTCAGAGCAACTGTTTCTTATTTCAATTTTCATTTAATTTACCAATACTTTGCATTCAAGACCGTCAGCAATAAGCCGATCGTATATTTCTGTTTGGTGCATTTCGTCTTTGCAAACAACTAAAACAGAATAATTTTCTTGGTAATTAAATGGTTTTTCTTCTTCGCTATGCTTTTCTTCTTCAACATTGCCAAACTCGCCCAATTCGCCAGCATCAAACCCAAGCAAATCCAAATCAAACCCATCGTCCGACAATTCGCCCAACTCTAACGCCAACAAATCATTATCCCAACCACTATTCAACGCCAAACGATTATCTGCAAGGATATAAGCCTTCTTTTGCGTCTTAGTGAGGTGTTTAAGCTCAATGGTTGGTACTTCATCAAGATTTAATTTTTTAGCCGCCAACACGCGACCATGACCTGCAATAATACCGTTATCACCATCAATCAAAACGGGATTGTTAAAGCCAAACTCTTTTATGCTTGCCGCGATCTGCAACACCTGTTGTTCGCTGTGTGTTCGTGCGTTATTTACATACGGTATTAAATCCGCAGTTTTACGTTGTGTGATTTCCATCAAGTAATCCTATAAGGTATTTTAGCTTTTAAGCACATTCTAACCATTGCCAATATTGTCGGTTTTAACTCAAGTGGTTCATTGGAAAATTTTAAACGATTTAAAACAGCGTTTTCGCCTTTTGTTACCGCATATAGATTCTCAATATTAAAATTTTGTTTGTCGTTATCATAAAACCTGACAATCGTTTCACCTGTTATTTCGCCATAATGCTGTGCATAAATCAATCGATGCTTTAATTTCCAACAATGGTGTTTGTTACCACCTTCAGAAACTTTAACATAAACATAACCATCTCTATCTATTCTTTCATCGCCAATTTGTCTAGTTCTATAACCAGTATGACCTTTTTTAAATCTGCTTTCCGATTCCCCATTGACGCCTTTTAATCCTTTATTCCAAGGCGTAAACCCTTTTTCAAACTGCCCGCTGTTCATTTTAAAATAGCAGGTAGCTCTTTACGTTCTGGAATATCATTAATGCGTGTTTGTGCATCAAGGACTAAACGCGCATTATCGACAATTGTACGCGCAATAATTGTCAAACTTTTTGAGCGTTCTGCTTCAAAAGCCAGTTGTTCAACGCTTAATGATTCTTCGCTCAATCTTTCCATTTGAGCAAATAAATGATTGTTTAAATCTGTCAATGTGTTTTTCATTCTAATTTCTATAAGCCATTAATATTTCTTTGCACATGCCTGAGCGCACAACATCATCCACCGTAAACTCAACCATGCCTATCTTATCCACATTTTGTAATCGATTAACCGCGTCTTGTAAACCGCTCATGCCAGCAATCCTCACCAATGCGCGTTAAAAACAGCTTCATTTGCTGTGGCGTGCAATTTTGCGCTTCATCTAAAATATAAAAACACCGTGCAAACGTTTTGCCACGCATAAATTCCAGTGGTTTAAACTGAATAGATCCACGTTTTAGCAAATACTCTGTGTGCGATTTCCCAAGCCGCTCATTAAGCACATCTAGCAAAGGCTCCATATAAGGCGCATATTTTTCGGATAATTCGCCCGGCAAATAACCAAAACCACGACCAGCTTCAACGTTAGGTCGCGTCATAATAATTGTGTCAATAATGCCCTCTGACAGCATTTGAGCAGCTACCCCTGCCGCTATATACGTTTTACCTGTTCCCGCGCTACCAATGGCAAATGTGATGACATTAGCGCGTATTTGATTCAGATATTGCTGCTGTGTTTTGTTTAACGCTCGGATTGGTTTAATTTTCGGCTCATAATAATCATTTTGTGGTGCAAACTTAGCTGATCGTTTCTCTTTTCGCTTCATGCAATTTTGTTCCTGTTATTATAAAAAACATCCGCCACTACATAACCGCGTAAACATAACCTCATGCTCATCAATAAAATCGCATTCTTCAATGCGTTTAAACTGTGACGTTAAAAAATAGCCTTTTGGTTGTAATACGGTTTTATCAAATTCAATCACTTTTTCACGATCTTGTGACTGCATAACATGCGCCCATTCTTTTTGCGTATGGTTTGGACACATCCAACAGGATGATCTTGGTGGTTCAGTATCAAACGTTCTTTGCACTAATGCAATACAATCACTTCTGCGCATTTGCAAATCAAGCAGAGGAAAAACTTTATTCCATTTTTTAGATGGTTTCATTCTTGCTGCTCTGTGGATTTCGTCAGTTGAGAAACCGTATAAAACATTGTATTTTTTTTGTTTAAATTTTTCATTGCAAAAACTAATAAATACATCTTTTTTCCAATGATTTGAGCAAAAAGTACGACCACGACCTTCATTAAAAAAAAATGGTGGCATATCCATATTAGCAAAATATTTAGAATAATTACTTGCTTTAGCAATATAAAATGCAATTCCTGCTTTTTGAAGCATTGGCAACGTAAACGCGTGAAGAAAATCAAAAACAATTGCTTGTTCAAATCCCGTATCACAAAAAACAAACGCATCAACTTTTATTTTACCTTGCGCGGCTAATATAGCCATTGCAGTTGATTGAACACCTCCACCAAAACTGCATATATTCATTCTTGTTCCTGTTTAAGTTAACCATCAAGTAATTAAACCATAACACACCGAAGAAGCGTTGCAAGAAACACGATGCGATAACTGCTCCCGTCTTTTTTTCGTGCGAGAGGACACGCGTTAGGGTTTAATTCTTCATGGTTAAACCAACCAACCCAGTTATTGATAAATCGCCATAAAGTGATTTCTAGGTTGGTTGGTTAAAAAGATTATATTCTAAAAAGTAAAAAATAGTAATTTTATTTTTAAAAAATTAAACATACAGTTAAATATACAAGCCACTATACATATATACACCTCTTTAAAGAGAGGTGTATATGTATGTATACTTTTTGGCCAGACCTATACAATATACAAAAGTATACAAATGTATATGTATGTATACTATATTTTCTCCCAATACCATTGCCCATTATTTTCAACAAGACCTTGTTCTATAAGTGTTTTTACTCCTTCCCTAAACCAACCTGCGTGTCGTCCTGTGTTTTTTACAGCATAGCATTCAAATGCAAATGGCTTCCATTGTTCAAGCGTCACCACAAAATGATCTTTTTCTTCCAATGTATACTTTTTCCCATCTACTTTTGTTTTTTCAACTGCCATTTTTAACCCGTCAAGCGTCTTTTTTGTTTTGTCGGATAACTCTTTTTTCTCCTCACCAACGCCAACATATTCCAAATAAACGCCCTCAATCTGTTTTCCTTCGTCATCGTCATAAAAACAATCGCCCTCAAGATCAACCACTTTTATTCTAAAATCCATATTATTGCCTGCACTAAAATCTTTTGATTTGGTACATGACAGCGTGACTTCCATTTTAGATTTCTTTGTCATGCAAAATTCTGCGTCCATGCCTGCTTTAATTGCACTGCTTCCACGCGCCCTGCCCTTGTCGCCATGACCGCTGTGGTGAACAGGCACAATAGCTGCATTGTATTTTTTAGCCAATAATTCCATGTTAGCCAAGAATATCGCCATATCCTCGCTGCTATTCTCGTCACCGTGCATATTTCTGTGCATTGTGTCGATAAAAATGGCGCATGGAGGCTCGTCTAAGCCTAACCCATCTAATATACTGGCTACACGCATAACCGCATCTGTATCGAGCAAATTAACGCTTTTTGTGCTAAAATAAATATTGTCAGGATTCATGTTGTATTTTTGTTTGAGAGCTTGCATCCTCATTGCAAGCCCTCGATGACCTTCCCCAGCAATGACCACCACCGTGCCTTTCTTAGTTTTGTGACCGTGCCACGGAATCCCATTGCCAATACAAAACGCCCAATCCATCGCAATCAGCGATTTACACGCCCCAGATTCACCAAAAAGTAACGTGTTTGAGCCGCGCTCAAGTAGGTTTTTAATTACCCAATCAGCGCGTGTGGTGTTTGCCATCAAATCATGGACTGAAACAAACAGGTTTTGCTTTTGCCCAATAATAAAATCCGCAACGGCCGATATGCCTGCGCGTTTTGCCATGTCGTTAAAATCTTCACCAACAATAGGCGAGTGGATAACTTCTACCCCGCATTTATTGGCTTTCTCGATACCTACACCGCTTGCGTCATTATCCGCGCATATAATCACCCTGCCTTTGTACTGACTGCGCACCATGTCGCACACTGGCTTTAAATTCCCAGCGTTAAACGCAACCACAACACATTGTGCTGTGGCTTCGTGGATTGTCATGGCGGTGGCAAATCCTTCGGCAATGATTACCATGTCGGACGGCTCACCAATAGTGAAGTAACCGCCCTGCATTTTACCGCCCGTGTAAAATCGTTTTGTGCCGTCTGTGGAAATATATTGAAGCGACTGGATTTCACCACCCACGCCATAAACAGGAATAACGAGTTTGCCGTCATAAATGCGCAGTGCTGCGTGTGATTTGACATTTTTGCGCGTCAAATAATCGTGATCTAAAGCGTGTGGGAGTTTTGCATACAGCTCCTGAGCGTTAAACGCTGCGTTGCTGTAAGCAAAATCCCGTTCTTCTTTGGCTTTCTCAATAGCTTGTTCGCGTTCGTAATCGTTTTCGCTACTTCTAAAGCCATCAGCAAACCAAACGTGTTGCTCGCCCGATTTCCAGTCACCATAACATGCGCCTTTGCCGTCTATAAATAATGATACCCAGCCAGATTTCTCTTTGCCTGTAGTGGCAAAACGCGTAATGCCGTGCTGATTTATATGCGTTGGCGGATTTATGCCTGAAGCGCGTATTGCATTTAATAGATCATTCATAAATTTTCCAAATATTGCGCTAAGCGTTCAACGGTTTTTTCATAAGGTGTTTTTTCTTTTTTAAACTGGTCGTGCAAAAATCGATGCAGCATATTGCGCGACACGCCCGATTCCTCCGATACTTTGCTGATATTCATTAAACGGAGTTTTTCTTTGATTTGTTCTGCTGTCATTGTGTGCTTTCCTTGTTGTATTTTAAGATTTAAAAAAATATGTTTACATTATAAACTATTTTTAGTAATATAGTACCCGTAGTAACAAATTATTTTTTTTAATCCCAATGCGGAGCAACACAATGAAATACTCTCAAGACGTTATTAATTTGGCAACATCAATGGGCGTACACCCAGCCGATGTTTTAATGTTTGCACAATCAGTTGTAAATTCAATTAGCCAAGACAACATGGTTGATTCTTTTATTGATTCTGACGAAAGCACCCGCACAGAATTATCTTTAGCTTATGCCCAACACGCAACAAAAAAATTCCAATCATTTACTAACACTTATTTAGTAAATGAAGTTGCACGCTCTTATTTTCAATCTGCTGTTTATGCTGGAGGTGTAGCATGAGCCTTTTAAGCACGATTAGCAAACCCGTTAATAAATACCGATTGTTCACCATTTACGGTGGCGCAGGTATTGGCAAAACCAGCCTAGCCAGCACATTTCCCGCGCCTATTTTTATCAGAGCTGAAGATGGTTTATCTTCTGTTCCTTCCAGTGCAATGCCTGACGCCTTCCCGTTGCTTACAAGCAGCGACGATATTTATAATCAACTGTTAACTTTAATTAATGAAGATCACCAGTACAAAACATTGGTGATTGATTCAATCAGTAAATTAGATCGTCTGTTTACTGACGAAATAACCAAAGGCAACGCCAGCGCAAAAGCCTTAGCACTTGCAATGGGTGGGTATGGTGCTGGTTATCAGGCATTATCATCTATGCACGGTAGAGTGCGCAAAGCGTGTCAGATTTTAGTGGATAAAAAAGACATGAACATTGTTTTTTTAAGCCACGCAGAATTAAACACAATTGATTTGCCAGACAGTGATGCTTATCAACAGTATGGCTTAAAAATGGAAAAGAAATCACAAAGCCATTACATTGATGATGCAGATTTTGTAGGTTTTATGCGCCTAGAAACTTTTGTGATGAAAGATGAGCAAAAGAAATCAAAAGCAAAAAGCACGGGTGAGCGGATTATTCAATGCACAAGTGAAGCGTCAAGCGTTAGTAAAAACCGCATGGGATTAACTGACGATATTTTTATCCAACACGGAATCAATCCATTATTAAAATTTTTAGGAGAATAATTATGAGTTTTTGGCAAACAAGCGAAGGTAAAAGCGCAACAGACACAACGGGTAAATTTGAATCAGGCGGTGGTATCGCGTTGATACCAGAAAACACGACCTGCTTAGCCATGATTACTGAAGCTAACATTGCGGAATATCAAGGCGATGAATATATTAATTTGGCGTGGACAGTAAACAAACCAGACGCTTATAAAAACCGCAAAGTGTTTCAAAAGGTGCGCATTTTTGATGCAGAAACAAAGAAACGCGACAAGGCTTTGAATATGTTAGCGGCTATTGATAAAAACGCGGGCGGCAAATTATCCAAGTCTGATTCTGCCCCAACCAATGAAACGCTTTTACACCTTATGCAAAAACCTATGTTAATTAAAGTCATGATTTGGGAGATAAACGACAAAACAGGCAACTGGGTTGCAGCAGTATCACCACGCAGTGTTGAAGAACCTGTGCAAGCAATTAAAGCAACGCCAGAAATTGCTGATGATAATTTCGATGTTCCTTTCTGATAATTAACTAAACAAACGCACATGGACGTGCAGCAAATAAAGGTGAGTAAAATGATAGAGCAAAGAACACCAGAATGGTTTGCACAACGTGTTGGGCGTATTACCGCGTCAAGCGTTGGCGCAATACTTGGATTATCACCATTTATGAAGCGCGAAGATGTCATGCGCAACATGGTGCGTGAATATCACAACGCAGAGCGTGAATTTAAAGGCAACCAAGCCACAGAATATGGCACGTTTCACGAAGATTTAGCAAAGATGGATTATCAGTTAAAAACAGGTGTTTATGTAGAAAAATGTGAGTTTTATACACACGATTACTGGCTAGGAGCAAGTCCCGATGGATTTGCTGGTTTTGATAAACTAATCGAGATTAAATGCCCATACGGTCAACGTGATAAAAATCCACCTGTGTTTAAAAACTTAGCGCAGCAGCCGCATTATTATGCGCAGATTCAGGTGCAACTATTTGTAACGCATATGGCAGCGTGTGATTTTTACCAATGGTCGCCAAACGGTGACCAATTAGAAACCATTGATTATGATCGCGAATGGATAAACAAACACTTGCCAATTTTAAAAAGTTTTCATGCCGAGTATTTGATTGAGCGCGATAACCCAGAAAAGTATTTGCAAGATAAACGCGCCACCAATAACGCCAATTCAACAGCGTACCGCGTGGAATATTATTTTGAATTGTCTGCGCAGATCGCAGAGCTTGAAGCCATTAAAAAAGGCGTGCTTGAGCATATTGTGAGAGATTGCAAAGAACAAGACAGCGAGATCAACGGGCACAAATTAACAAAGGTAGTCAAAAAAGGCGCGGTGAGTTACGCCAAAGCCGTTAAAGAATTGTTACCTAATGCAGATTTAACGCCATATATGGGTTCAGCGAGTGAGTATTGGAGGTTGTCTTAAATGAAAATGCCTGCATACCAAAAAAAAGCGGCTATATGCCTTGCCAGTGGCGACACGGAAGAAGACACAGCGCAACAAGTGGGCGTTCATGTTTCAATAATACACAAATGGCTAGGAGAAGACGATTTTAACGCTTACCTAAACAGTTTGAAACGTGAATTAAAGCCTGAGCCAGAAAAAACAGTTTTGAAATGGACAGAATGTATTTATGGCTCAAGAGATACGTCGTCGTTTCCAAATCATTGTGAAAACGTTTTAGCTATTGATTGCCTTGGAAATTACGCTGTATGTTGTTTTGATGCTGGATCAAGAGATTTTTTTTTAAGCCATAATGATGATGAATATTTTACCGAAGTTGTTTATTGGATGCTTTTGCCTAGTCAACCTAGCGGAATTAAACCTATGCAAAATAACGAATATCTAATCGAGCAAACCACGCTTGAAACATTCGACATTATTGACGCAATAACACCTGCACTTCGTGAAGCAGTTAAACACTTATTAGTGCAACAAGGAGTAAGCAAATGAAAATGCGCCCATACCAACAACAGGCGCATGATGACTGCATAGCATGGGTTCGCAAGAACACCGCGCCATGCGTTCTTGAATTGCCCACAGGTGCAGGTAAATCAATTATTGTGGCTGAGATAGCCAACTCGTTAAATAAAGTAAGTAAAGGAAAACACGTTTTATGTATTGTGCCAAGTAAAGAACTGCTTGAGCAAAATGCCGATAAGATTATTGCAACAGGAAATCTAGTTTCATTGTTTAGCGCAAGCGTTGGTGAAACTTGTCTTGCTAATCCGTTAGTGGTTGGAACGCCTGTCAGTATTAAAAACCAGCTTGAACGTTTTGGCAGTCAATTCTGCGCAGTGATTATTGACGAGTGCCACAAGATTACGCCAACTGTCATTCATATTATTGAACAACTACAAGTATTCAACGAACGTCTGCGCATTATTGGGTTATCAGCTACACCTTACCGCATGTCAACGGGTTACATTTTTAAACACGATTTGCGCGGTGTAGCATTGCATGAAAGCAAAACACGCAACCCGTATTTTAATAGATTGATTTACAAGATCACCGCGCGTGAGTTAATCCAGCAAGGTTATCTATGCCAACCCGTAATTGGTGCAATCCATAGCAAGCATTATGAAACGCTAAACATGCAAACTAATGCAATGGGTAATTTTAGCAAAGATGATATTGACAAGGCGTATCACGGCAAAGGCAGGTTAACGGCTGAGATTGTCGCGGATGTTATCGAGCAATCGCGAGATCGTAAAGGCGTGTTATTTTTTGCGGCTACGATTCAACACGCGGGTGAGATCATGGAATCTTTACCGCCAGAATTATCCGCTATTGTCACAGGCAGTACACCAGCAAGTGAGCGTGAAATAATCCTGCTTAAATTCAAAGCGCAGATTTTAAAATATTTAGTAAATGTGGCGGTTTTAACGACTGGATTTGATGCGCCTCATTGCGATGTTGTCGCAATTTTACGCGCCACCGAAAGTGCCGCATTATTACAGCAAATAATTGGGCGTGGATTGCGTCTAAGCGATGGAAAGCAAGATTGCTTAGTCTTAGATTATGCTGAGAACATCGAGCGACATTGCCCCGATGGTGACGTTTTTAATCCCGACATTAAAACCAGCAACAGCGTGGAGTTTGATGGTGAATATTTAATTGCGCGTTGTCCTGAGTGCGGATTATTAAATGAAACTAAACCGCGTGACAATGACGCGGGTTTTGGCATTGATGACAATGGTTATTTTGTCGATTTGCAAGGTAATCGAATTGAAACCGAGCATGGTTTTTTTCCTGCGCATCATAGCCGGTCATGTCAGTCTGAATTATGCAATTACAAGTGGAGTTTTAAGCCATGCCACGAGTGCGGTCATGAAAATGATGTTGCAGCGCGTTATTGTGGCGGGTGCAAAGAAGAACTTATCGACCCTAACGAAAAACTGGTTAGGCAATACCGAGAGCGAAAATCAGATCCATATCAATCACAGACCGATGAAGTGCTTGATATGAAAGTTAAGCCAACCATTAGCAAAGCCGGCAACGAATGTTTGCGGGTTGAATTTACTACCGCATGGCGAACGTTTACCGTGTTTTTTACGCCAAAAATTCCGCGCGACTACAACAGTTTTATGGCTGTAACAATAAACGGAACAAAACCGCCTGAAACCGTTACTTATCAAAAAGAAGGTGATTTTTACAGGGTTCATAATTACAACATGAGATTTAGAAACGATGAAATTCCCCCAGTGGCTTAAAGTTTACGGTGACACATCGTATCGTGGAGATTGCCCCAGCGAAACACTTGAAGCGGTGACGTTTTTTGCGCGTATAAGACGCGAATACCCAGCGACTTATGGAAAGATTGCCACGCATATTAGAAACGAGGGCAAACGCAACTGGCAGCAGGTAGCACGGCAAAAAAGCGAGGGCATGACGAAAGGTGCGCCTGACATCATTATTCCAACAGGCAGAGCATTTGTTTGCGAGCTGAAAAGGCAAGATCATACGAAGTCAAAATGGCAAGACGGGCAACTTGAATATCTTAAAGCTGCACATGATGCAGGCGCATTTGTTTGCGTTGCGCTGGGTTATGAAGCGGCTTATCAGGCTTTTTTAGATTCTATTGTTTAAAATGTAAAAAAATATGTTTACTTTTTAGAATAGAAGGTTTAATATATAACCACGCTTTCAAGAAGGCGAAACAATAATAAAATAATTTAGGAGCTTAAAATGAACAACTATTTTGATACATTAAACCAAGCATTAGAATCTGAAGGATTAGTTGACCAATGGATTACTGGAACAAATATTAACTACGGTGAAACAGTGCAAGTAAACACAGGCGAGCGTTTAATAAGTGTTTACAGAAAAAGTAACGGCAGATATGAACGCCCTGTTCACTACGCAGTATAAAAACAACAACCAAGCGCGGTGCAAGCCGCGCATTTTAGGAGAACAAGATGGAAATCAAAATTTACTTTAGCATTATTAGCCATGACGGTGTTGACATTGGCGTTGCGGCTACAGCAACACTTAGCGGTAAAAGAATTGAAGCTACTTTTCACCACGACATTGAAGATGATCGTGAGTGTTTAGTTGGCGACATTTCATTTACCGATGAAGAAGGTGAAGAAATGATTGGTTCAGAAAAATTGACAGAAATAGTTTATGAACACGTTAACGACAACGACATTAATATTTACAAAGACGTTGAAAAAGGCGGTTATATTTTTTACATTGACAACTTTAAAAGCGATCACAATTTAAGTGATTTGTTATAACAAACAACTCCTACCTCACCCCAAAGACATGGGGTATTTTTTAAAGGTGATTTATGAAAAAAATTATTACAGACACAATTAATTTAGATGAGTTAAATGGCGCAACACTTGGCACATGGATTAACACACTTCGTGAATTACAAGATGAAGTTGGTAAATCAGCAACCATTTCTGCTTTTGCTCACGCTGATACGCCTAACGATATAGGTTGCACACTTGAAATTAGTTATGAACGCCTTGAAACTGATGAAGAAGAATCTGAACGTCTTGTAAATGAAGATTTAAAAATTAAAAAGATTAAAAATTTTTCCGCTGATTTTGGCGTAACTATTAAAGAGGTTAATTTTTTATGAAAGAAATATACGAATTTTTACTAATGCTCGACCAAACAGGCGCAGCATATTTTATTTTTATTATGACTGCTATTTATTTTTGGGGAAAAAATGGCAAAGCACAAATTGAAATTGTAATTTTAAAACGTGAAATTTTGAAATTGAAGGCAAGTTTATGACCAAAGAAATAAAAACAGGTGGTGCAGCATTTCCATTGCCAATGGGTTCAGAAACTACACAAGGTTCAGAGGGTATGACATTGCGTGATTATTTTGCGGCTAAAGCAATGCAAGGTTTTTGTGTGGCGGGTAATATACATTTTGTTGATGTAGATGTTTCAACTAAA